AGTTGTAGTACCTACAATATCTAATGTATTAGTACCTAAATATAAAGGACTACCTATGCCTTCTCCATCAAATACTCTTTTTGCTGTTGTCTCTAGTCCTTCATTTGCAGTTGTACCTGCAACTGTTAATAAATCTTTATACGAATCTTTTATCGCTTTATCTTGTAAACTAGCCAATTGATACCTCCGTAAATGTTGGTTTTGCTGCTTGCGCTACTGCTGTATATGTTGGTAATGGAATATCAGGTACAATTGTATATACAGGTTTATCTATACTTATTTCAGATAATGTTGTAGTATTATCTATTATAACTGTAGCAGTAAGTGAATTAAATGAAAAATCTGCAGTACTAAATGTAATATCAGCAAGATTCCATGTAGCACTTACTTCTTGTTCCTGTCCATATTGTGTAACAAATGACATTATAAATCGTATCCTGCTATTGTGTAGCCAGAACCATCTATACCTTTATTAGCAGCTTCTAAACATTCTCTAGCTTTTTGCTCAAATAATGCTCTAAAATATTGCGCTAATTCCAATGTTTCTGGTCTTTTTTCGTAGCCTTCAGCAATAACTTTATAAGTTAATGCTTCGTGAAATTCTGGGTCAAATGAAGGTGATTGATTCATATGTATTTTATTATCAGTAGCACTTGTACCTGATATAAATTCATCATCTTCTTTTATTACAAACATTGTAACTGTTTTAACAGATGATGGACTTGCAAAGTTTTGTCCACCACTATGTTTAACAATTGCAATAGCACCTCTTTCTATAAAATATAAATGCTCCATTATGTTAAATCTCTTTCTTCTGGTCTAATCAAACTTCTTTTTATTGATTTGCCATCAAAGTCAACATGCTTTACTTCTATAATTTTACTATCTAATCCATAATATCTTTTACCTACTTCAGTAGGAAACTCAAATGCACCTTCAAGACTTCTGCTTTTTCTAGCAAATTCTTTAGACGCATTATTTAGTCTTATGCGTATTTCTGTCTCACTCATATCAGGATGATGTTCACGAATTAGCTCATGTAATTGCTGTTGTGTCATGTTAATGCTCCTAATCTTTGTACTTCTGCTGAATACAAAGCACTTAAATTTTGTATTTGTAATGTAGTACCTTGAGCTAGTTCAACATCTTCTTCTGTTTGTACTTGTGTATTTAATACATTTTGTAAAAATTTAATAGCAGCACCTATTACTACTGCATAGTAAGCTGTACTTGGCATATTAGTTATTGTAGTATCACTACTACTAATAGTAGGATAACTTAAAGTATATACTTTTACTGGTTCATCTCCAGTAGGATCTGGTTTGCTAAATAATACAGTTCCTTGTACAAAATAAACAGGTGTTCTTTTAGTAGCAAAAAGTAAACTATTTGAATCTACTATATCTGCTTTCCTACCAACAGGAACTTCTGTCATAGAAAAACCTGCTCTTTCTATATTAACAACTTCTTTATCATCTAAACTAAATCCATTACTATCACTAACAGTAGTTGTTGAACCTAAACGTAATTTAATGCCTATAGGTAATATAGACTGAACTTCTCTAGCAGAAGCAGTCAGATATTGCAATATTGCAGTATCTAATCCACTACCTTGGTCACCAATTAAATCTTCTACTTGTTCTATAAAAGTCATTATTAACCTAAATAAGCTATATACTTATTTCCACTACCTGCTTGCAATGCGCTCCATCTACCATAAAATATTGTACCTGCAGGTATTGCATCTGTCATGCTATTACCATTGCCACCTACACCCATACCATTAGTAGAATCTATTGGAGTCATTTTTGAAAAAGTACAGTCAGTTAAACAATGTATTGCTACAAATGTTCCTGTATGTTCTGCAGCATCGTTAATATATTTAGCACCAGCTTGACCTAGCTGGATATTTTGTGATTCTTTTACTGTGTATTGATTTATATTTGCCATCTTGTTCTCCTTACGACTTACCGAGCTTGGCAACTCTCATAGTCATATAGTTTATTTTTTACTTTTCTTTTTACCCATTTTTTTAGGCATGGATTTACCTTTTTTCTTTTTTGGAGGTCTGCCTCTTTTAGAGCCATACGTTCCTTTACCCATCGGCATATATTTTTCCTTTCATAAGAGGAGGGGCATAAAGCCCCTCACTCTTTATTTTACATTAACCAATCGTTATACCATCTGCTACTTTTGCAAGTCCACCAATTATATAATAATTAGTACCATCGCAAACTAGCTTTACATAGTCACCAACAACTGCTTTTGCATCAACAAAAGAAATAGTAGTATCACTACCATCACTTGTATCAGCAACTGCATCAGCTTCACCAGCACTTATAGAACCAAGTATTGCTCCAGAAGGAGTAACTACAGTATAATTAGCTCCAGAAGGTGCTGCTTTTACTATAAAGGTTCCTTCCCATCCTTTTTTAGGAGCTGGAAGTGTTGTAGCAAATTCTGTTGCTGAGTTTAGCATAAAAACCTTACCACTATCTGCATTCGCTAAAGACGAAGCTGCAGTAAGTTCTTTTATACCTGCACTTGAACCACCTAGATAAGTTCTAGCCATAATAAGCCTCCTTAATCTGTGATTTTAAACAGAGAATGACTCTCAATTAGCTGTATTCCTAGTCCTTCATCAGACATATATTGGTCTTTAACGCCATCAAAAGCATTATCTTGCTTAATGTTAGCTTGATAAACAGAAGGTCTGTACTGAGCATGAAATAAATTCTCGTCAGATACTATAACCATATGCTTATTATATTGACCTCTTAATGCTGGAGTTGGAATTAATTGTATCATACCATGAGGTGTTTCAAGCACTCTATAGTTAAAACCTAAAGAGTCACGCTTCATATCACCAAGGTTAACACTCCATCCAGAATTTCCAGCTAATCCAGAATCTCCTGCCATTTTAGACCAATATCCTAAAGCACCAGCACCTACAAAAGCACGCTTAACACCTACTTCTGGTACATACTGAAATACTTTTTCCATGTCATCTACAAAGTTACCATAAGAATAACTTGCTTCAGATATAGAAAAAACATTTTGTGCATCGTGACTTGAACTGCTTTCACCATATTTCTCTAATGCGCTTACTATACCAAAAGTACTTCTGATTAAGTTACCATCTGCATCTGTTCTTCCACCATCAGCAAAAGATTCATCAACATTAGAGGATCTGTTTCCAGCTCCATAGGAAGCTTCACCTAAACCAGTACCACCAACTCTTTCACCAAATAAGAAAGCTTTTTCTTTCTGCATCTTATGCTCTTGAGCTTTCTGCCTACGCAACCTAGCTAGTTCAGAAGACTCACCTCGTAAGACTGCAGCTTGAAGGGTTCCAGTTACTTGCAAAGCTGTTTTGAATATTTGAGTAGAATTATATACTACCTGCAATTCATCAGCCCATGAATCAGGAGCTGAGCTACCTTCACCATGTGCATTACCTATAATACAATAGTAATCATCAGCAACTAAATCATAATCACTACCAGAAGCTGTAGAAATTAATTTTACTTTAATTTCATCAGCATCTACAGCAGCTGATATAATACCTGTTGCTTTTTTACTACTTTTAGCTGAATTCCATATTTCAAACATTAAACCAACATAACTGCTGTCTACACTAGATGCAAGACCTACAATTGATTTAATATTTAATGCAGCACTTTCAGTTCCATCAACTGCAAGTGTAACTGTTTCAGCATCATTTTGAAACTCTTGTTTTACCCAAGGGTTTCTATGTTCAAACATTTTGAAAATAGGGTCTGGTACTTGACGTAGTTCCTGATTACTAACCATTGTAGTAAAAGGAGCAACATCAGTCCATAGCTCTTTAGTAACCTGTGGGTCTATATAGAAATCTCGTCTTTCTTGATATAGAACACCACTAGCTCCATCAGAACCAGCACCCAATCTTTTTTCTGTTGCCATTTTATTGTTCCTTTATTACTAACGACCTAGTAATGCATCACTAAACATTTGCTCATCAGTCCTAGGTTGTTCAGATTTACCTGTAATGACACTAGGGTCTTTAGGTACTGCTAACCTTTGAGCTTGATTTTGCATTTCTTGTGTTTTTTGTTGCACTACTGGATTCGTATTTGTTCTCAATTCAAATAACTTAGCTAAATTATCCATAGATAAATTATCTGGAGCAGATGCCCATTGTATGAACTCTCCTGCTTTTTGATTATCCCAACCATAATTATTAACAGCATGACTATATGCTTGTTGTCTTATAGCTTCTTGTTGTTGTTGCGCCATCTGTTGCTGATATGCTTGTTGCATTTCTGCTTGACGTTGTGCATCAACATCTCTAAGATAACCTAGATATTTATCTCTATAGTCTTCTTTAGCTACTCGATACTTAAATGAATCTGATTGAGGGTCATTATAAGCATCAACTTCATTGTAATGAACTGGTTTCTCAGGTTCTGTTGGCTCCTTCAACGAAGTCTGCTGAACTCCCATAGGGGTTTGTCCTGCAGGTTGTCCATTGGAGAGCTTAGCTTCTAGGCTATCGAGAACCTCTGGATTTTGACGTAACATTTGCTCAACAGGAGCCATGCTATTTCTATAATAATCCAGTTCTTCTCTAAGACCAGATAGTTCACTCTTGGCTTTATCAGCCTGTGACTGCCAGTACTCATACCTATTGGTGTCTTCTTTTGGGTCAACACCGTTTTCTGTGGTTTGGTTAATTGGAGCTGCAACCTCTTGCCCTGTAGCAGGGTCAACATCAGCTGTAGGTACATTACCAGAAGGTATCTCTTGAGATAACTCTCCTTGAAACATCTCTACATCTTGTGTAGGTGCAGAACCAGCATCAACTACTTCCAAATTTTCCATTTTTCTTTTCCTTTATTTGCGATTTGGTTAATTCCAGCAACCGCTTCCTCAATTCTTTTAATCTTCTATACTTAGTATAGTTTCATTCATCTCTCTTTGTGGGTTATTATCACTCACAGCAGAAAGATCTTGTTTTGCATTTTTTAACTCATCTGACAATCTAGACTTGTATAACTGTTGAGCCATTTCTACTTTGGCTTCTGCTTTAGCAAGTTTCTTTTCAAATTCTTTTACTTCTACACGCTTTCTATCATGTAGTGATTCCCTCTGTGCAGTTTGTAAATCACCCTTAAGTCTTTTAATTTCTTCAGCTTGAGCTTGTACTTGACCTTGTAGTTGTTGCATCTGTCCATTTCTTTCTAAGACACCTTCCATATCTGCAACATCAGTTTGTTTTAATAACTCTATTTGGTCAATCAAACCAGCTTGATACAACTGCATGTAGTACTCAAATCTTCCCCACCTATTACTTGGGAGTGTAGAGCCAGATAAAACTATAACATCATATTTTCCTACAGTTATATCATTTATTTTTCCTACAACATTTCCTATATCATCATACATAGGACTATTAAGTACAACTTCTTTTGGTTTATTATTAGGTTGCATAAGTCTTAATACTTTTTGGTCTGTATAAACAAACTGCATTAAACCAACTACAACTTTAGCTAATTGATTTAAACCTTCTTCTATATCATCTCTTTTAGATTTAATACGTCTTTGTCCATATTCATCTAAAGCAACTGTACCTTTAAAAGTTTGTGGTGCAGCACCCATGTCGCCCTGCATTAAAGCGTATATAC